CCTAGCCCTCCCAACCGGCATAGATCTCACGCGGAGATTTTTTTCTCATGGCACTGGATTTTGACCTGCTCGGCGACCCGATCCCCGAGGGGTTCGGCAAGCGTGGGCGGCCCGTCCATACGCCGACCGAAGAAAAGCGTAGACTTGTCATACAGTTGATGGCCTTCGATTGGTCGGTCGAGCAGATCTCGGCGGCGCTTTCGATCACGCCACCGACTTTGCGCAAACATTATTTTCGGGAGCTGAAGTCGAGGGTGGAAGCCCGCTTCCGGGTGGAAGCGAAGCTCCTCTCGGTGCTGATGACCGAGGCAGAAGCCGGCAACGTGTCGGCGATCGACAAATACTTCAAGCGCTTCGAAAAGCATGACACCCGCGTGCCGAAATCGGCGCAGGGCAAGGCTCCGAAGGCGCAGCCGCTCGGCAAGAAGGAAGAGGCCGATCGCCTCGCCAAGACCGCTCACGAAAACTCAAGCTGGGGGCAACTGGTCAACTGATGCTGTGGGATTTCTCGTGCCAAGACTGGGAGACCCGGCTGCGGCGCGGGGTCTCGCTCGTTCCCGATCTGCCGATCGACCACGATGAGGCGGGCCGGGCCATCTCGGTGTTCAACAAGCTCTGCCTGCCCGACGTGCCGGGCACGCCATCGATGGCGGAAGCGGCTGGCGACTGGTTCCGCGACATCGTCGGCGCGATCTTCGGCTCGGTGGACGAGGCCGGCTTCCGGCATGTCCGTGACGTGTTCACGCTGGTGCCGAAGAAGAACAGCAAGACGACGGGCGGCGCCGGCATCATGATGACAGCGCTGATCCTCAACAAGCGCCCGCGTGCCGAGTTCATCCTGGTCGGGCCGACGCAGGAAGTCGCCGACACGGCGTTTCAGCAGGCGTCCGGCATGATCGACGCCGACCCCGAGGGTTACCTTCAGAAGCGGTTCAAGGCCAAGGATCACAACAAAACGATCGTCGATCTGGTCAACCATTCGGTGCTCAAGATCAAGACCTTCGACATGAAGGTGATGACCGGTTCCAAGCCAGTCGGCGTGCTGCTCGACGAGGTGCACCTGATGTCGTCGATGTCGGGCGCCTCTCGCGTCGTCGGTCAGATCCGAGGCGGCATCATCACCCGCCCCGAGGGCTTCCTGATTATGATCACGACGCAGTCGGACGAACCGCCGGCTGGCGTGTTCAAGTCCGAACTCAACCATGCCCGCAACGTCCGCGATGGCAAGATCAGGGGTGAAGCGGCGCAGATCCTACCGGTGCTCTACGAGTTCCCCGAGGCGATCCAGCGCGACCGGAACAAGCCGTGGCTCAATCCGGATCTGTGGCACATGGTGACACCGAACCTCGGCCGGTCGGTGACGCTCGACGTGCTGAGGACCGATTGCGCCATCTCCAAGGAGAAGGGCGAGGAGGAGTTGCGGCGCTGGGCCTCACAGCACCTCAACATCGAAATCGGGATTGCTCTCAGGGCCGACCGCTGGGCCGGTGCTGACTTCTGGGAACAGAAGGCCCGGCCGATGACGCTCGACGAGTTGGTGTTGCGCTCCTCGGTGCTGACGGTCGGCATCGACGGCGGCGGCCTTGACGACTTGCTGTCGGCCGGCGTCGTGGGGCGCGACAAGGTCGACCCGCGTATCTGGTACGCCTGGGGGCATTCGTGGGCGCACACGTCAGTGCTGGAGAGGCGCAAGAGCGAGGCGGAGAAGTTCCGCGACTTCGATGCGGCCGGTGAGCTGACCATCGTCGAGGATCTGGGGCGCGATGTCGACGAGCTGGTTGAGCTGATTGCCGGACTCGATCGCACTGGCAAACTTGCCATGGTTGGCCTTGATCCGGCCGGCGTCGGCGCCATCGTCGATGCCCTCGCGGAGAAAGAGATCACCACATCGGCCGAGACGGACTCCTCGGGAGAAGCGCGCGTCGTCGGCGTCAGTCAGGGCTATCAGCTTCAGGGCGCCGTCAAGACGGCCGAACGGAAACTCGCCGACGGCACGCTATCGCCGGCTGAACAGGGGCTGATGGCCTACGCGGTCGGCAACGCCAAAACCGAGGTGCGCGGCAACGCTCTGATCGTCACCAAGCAGGCGGCCGGCACGGCGAAGATTGATCCGCTGATGGCGCTGTTCGACGCCGTTGCACTGATGTCGAAGAACCCGCAGGCGGCCGGTGGCAGCCTCGACGACTATCTCAACTCCCTGGCGGCCTGACATGAACCTTCTGCGCAAGACCATGACGCTGCTCGGAAGGGCGGCGGGCCGGCCGCTGTCTTTGGAAGACCCCGAGCATTGGCGCAACCGGGGCGCGGACGGCTATGCCGGCGAGCCGGTCAACGAGTCGAGCGTGCTGGCAATCTCGGCGGCCTTCGCCTGCGTCAACCTCGTGGCTGGCACCATCGCCTCGTTGCCTTTGATGGTCTATCGACCGGCCGGGGGCGGCCGTGATGTGGCAAGCGATCACCCGCTCTACCGGCTGATCCATGACAGCCCGAACTATGACCAGACGGCGCTGGAGTTCTGGGAATTTGCCTGCGCGGCGATCGAGCTGCGCGGCAACTTTTATGCGTTGATCGAGCGAAGCGGCGCCAAGATCATCGCCTTGACGCCGATCTATGCGCCGGTGACGGCTCGCCGCGAACGGGATGGCTCGATCTGGTACCGCTGGAGCGAGGACGGTCGCAGCTACAATTTGAGCGACCGCGACGTCTTCCACGTGCGCGGCTTCGGCGGAACCCCGCTCGGCGGGCTGTCGACCCTATCGGTCGGCCGTAACGCCTTCAGCCTGGCGACGGCGATTGACCGGGCGGCCGGCACGACCTTCAGGAACGGCATGCGCCCGTCTGGCGTCATCGCCTATGACAAGTTCCTGACTAGGGAACAGCGAGAGATTGCCGAGACCCGGCTCACCGAAAAGTACGTCGGCGCCATGAACGCCGGCCGGCCGATGGTGCTCGAAGGCGGCTGGAAATGGAACTCGCTGTCGATCAGTCCCGATGACGCGCAGATGCTGGAGTCGCGCGGCTTCTCGGTGGAGGAGGTGTGCCGCTTCTTCGGCGTGCCGCCGCACATGATCGGCCACACCTCGAAGTCGACGAGTTGGGGCACAGGCCTTGAACAACAGTCGATCGGCTTCCAGCGCTACGCGCTTCGGCGACGTTTGAAGCGGATCGAGCAGGCGATCGGCAAACAGCTCCTGACGCAAGAGGACCGGACGCGCGGCATCGTCGTCGAGTTCAACCTGGAAGGCCTGCTCCGCGGTGACAGCGCGGCGCGCTCCAACTTCTACGGCTCCGCCCTCAACAACGGCTGGATGACCATCAACGAGGTGCGCGCCCTCGAAAATCTGCCACCGGTACCGGGCGGCGATGTGCCGCGCATGCAGATGCAGAACGTTCCGATCACCGACGCCGGAAAGCAGTTGCCAGCCCCCTCGGAGAAGACGCCATGAAGACCGCCACCACAGAGTTCGAGACCAAGTCGAGCGCCATCCCGCTGGAGCTCAAGGCGGTCGGCGAGAATGGCGTGATCGAGGGTTATGGCTCGGTGTTCGGCGCCGTCGACAGCTACGGCGAAGTGGTGCAGCCGGGCGCCTTCGTCGACTCGCTGGTCGAAGCGCGCCGCAAGGGCCGCAAGATCAAGATGCTCTACCAGCACGACCCGGGCCGGCCGATCGGCCTGTGGGACGATCTCGCCGAGGATGCCAAGGGGCTCTACTGCAAAGGGCGCCTGCTCAAAGATAGCGTCCCCGACGCGGCGACGGCTTATGCGCTCATCAAGGAGGGCGTGATCGACGGTCTGTCGATCGGCTACCGGACGATCGAGGCGGCGCCGCATCCCGACAAGCAAAACGTGCTCGCCCTGAAAAAGCTCGACCTGTTTGAGATCAGCCCTGTCACTTTCCAGGCCTGCGAACCGGCCAAGATCCAATCGGTGAAGGCGGCGGCGCTGCCTCAGATCCAAAAGCTGATGGCCGGGGACCGGCTGTCGTTGCGCGAATGGGAAGCCCTCCTGAAGGCGGAGCCTTTCGGCCTTTCCAATTCACAGGCTGAGCGCGCCGTGCGCGTCAACCTGAAGCACGGTCAGGGGGAGCCTGACACCACGGCGCTGGCGTTCCTGGAAGCCCTCCGGACGCCCTGACCCCTCAGGAGACATTCACATGCATGCCCTTACCAAGGCTGCCGGCGTTACCGGCGGCATCGCTTCTCTCATGGCTTTTTCGACCGCCCTTCGTGGCCCGCGCATCGCTCTTGCCCCTGACGATGGGACCGGCACCGGCACCAAGTCGGTCGCCGACCTCGCTACAGAGATCAAGGCCGACTACCAGAAGGCCGTCGACAAGGTGAAGGAGATCGCCGAGAAGGCGCTCGCTGACGCTAAGAGTGCCGGCGGCGTGGCAACCCAGACTAAGGAGGTGGCTGACGAAGCGCTGGTGAAGATGAACGGCCTCTCCGAGCAGATTTCCACGCTGGAACAGAAGCTCGCCCGCCGACCGGGCGACGGCGACGACAAGCCGAAGTCGCTCGGCGAGCAGTTCGTCGAGGGTGAGGAATACAAGTCGTTCGTCGGCTCCAACCCGCGTTCCGGCAAGGCGTCGATGCGGATCAAGGCGGATATCTCGACGTCGACCGCCAATGCGGCCGGCTCGGTTGGCGCGGCCATCGCGCCGAACCGTTTGCCTGGCATTCAGGAGCTGCCGCGTCGTCGCCTGACGATCCGAGGATTGATCTCGCCGGGCCAGACGG